GTCGGCGAGGTGCTCCGCGACGAGGTTGTCGAGCTTCTCCATCGGGATCGAGCGGCCCTTGCAGCCGGTCTCGCCCTGACGCGCCTTGATCGGGCAAGTGTAGTAGCGATACCGCCCTCCCTTCCCGGTCCGGAGCGTCATGGCGCCGCCGCACTCGGCGCAGAAGCAGATGCCGGTAAGGAGGGTCGGACCGCTGACGACGCGCGCCGGCGTGAGCTTCGGATTGCGGGCGCGCAAATGCGCCTGCACCGCGTCGAACGTCGCCTGATCGATCAGCGGCGGCACTTTGACGGTGACAATCTCGCCGACTGGCTTCAGCGTCTTGTTCTTGGCGCGCTTGTTGAACTCGTGGCGGCCGATATAGGTCGGCCGCGTCAGGATGCGGTGAACCTGTCCGATGCCCCAGCGCCCACCGTCGCGGGTGAAGATGCGGTGCTGATTGAGATAGGCCGCGATGTTCTTCACGCCCATCGGGCCGCTCGTGCCGTCGCCCTCCAACGCGAGCCGATAGATCAGCCGAATTGTGTCCGCGTGCAACGGGTCGATTTCGAGCTTCTTTTTGACCTTTGCGCCGCGTTGCTCGGCCGCGACGATGCGGTAGCCAATCGGCGGCAGCGATCCGTTCCAGAAGCCCTGCCGCGCGTTCTCCGTCAGGGCGCGCAGAACGTGCTTGGCGTTTTCCTTGGATTGGTACTCGTCGAACAGCGCCATGATTTGGCGCATCATGACGTGCATCGGATCGTCGCCCATTTCCTGCGTGATGGAGACGAGCCGGACGCCGTTCTTCGCGAGCCTGCGGACGTAGAACTCAAGCTCAAAGTGATCGCGGAAGAAGCGCGAGAAGCTGTGGACGATGACGATATCGAACGGCGCGGGCTTGCTGGTGCCCGCTTCGATCATGCGCTGGAACTCGGGGCGTCGGTCATTCGTGGCAGATGCGCCGGGGTCGACGTAGGTCTCAATGAGCTGGTAGCCGCGCGATGCGCAATACGCCTCGCCCTGCCGCTTCTGATCGGGAATCGAGACATCGTGCTCGGCCTGCCGCGCCGTCGAGACGCGCAGATACAAGGCGGCGCGCAACGGCACGATCATCGCGCTTGTCCTCTCAGATCATCTATGCGGCCCGAACAGGTCGTCGAAGAGATCGCCGAACCATCCCTCGAACACGTCGAGTTCGGCATCGGTGATCGGCACTGCGTCGGGCCAATCGTCGGTGACGGTCCACGCTTCAACATCGTGCCTGGGCGGGCGGCCGATGCGGGGCCAGGGCTCCGGCTCGATGTAAAGATCGTCGGGCAGAACACCCGAGCTGGCGCGTGGTCGAGACATCCCAACAGGATCGCGCCCCGCGCTTCTGGGATGAATGGCCGATCTCTATCCGGCAGCATCCTTCCTTCTCCCGGCCATCCCGCGGCGCTGGCGGATGGCGGTTTCGGTGTTGATTTGATTGAGGTTTTGGCCAAAACGTATGGCAAGGGCCTTCTGATGGATGGCCAAAAAGCTCAATCATTCCAATCCACTCCGAGCGCCGGACGGCCTCGCTTTTCCCTTGCCGTCCTCCCGTGGTCCCCTTCGGCAATACCCCACGCTCCAACTGTCCTCTTCCCCAACACCGATGTTCGCAGTATGTTCCATAAACATGTTCCGGCGACGACAGCGTCACCAAGCCATCGATTATGCATCACCTATGCAGCCAATGTATGCTACATCGAGACTCGGCGTCCACGGTGGAAGCGATTATGGATGTGAGGAAGCGCCTCATACGGGCGACCATCAGCCTCGACAAAGATGATTATGCGGCGCTCGGCAAGCTGGCCGATCGCATGGACGTCTCGGCGTCGTGGCTGACTCGGCAGGCAATACGAGACTTCCTCGATAAGTACGGAGAGCACGGCCAGCCCGAACTTGCCCTGTGGCTGGCTGACAAGCGGAAGAATTGAGGGAGGAAAAATTTGGACTCGCCAGTCCTTCAATTGCGGCCTCGATTCGACGCGCTTCAAGATCATGCTTACTGCGCGAAAGGACCGGCTCAGCCCGTGTCGAACGCAGGGGCTCCGCAGCTGACCGCCCCTGCTCCGGTGGCCAGCTTGGCGATTCCGCGGCGAGGCCATGTCCTCTCGTCGGTCTCCGAACTTTACGCGAGTTCGATTCGAGACGCCGTCGCTGCCCTTTCCGTGTCTGCGGCACGAGCACCGCGTGCAGACGTAGCGAGCGCTCTCTACTCCCTCCGCCCTTCCGCCCATGAGTCGCCAATCCATCGGACCGACGATGAGATCGTCGCGTGGCTCATCGTGTCCATGTGGGTCGCGGCCGTGGCTGCCAGAGGAATACCCGTCTCCGCCTCGCTGCCGCAGGCCGAAGACTGGTTCTTCGGCAGCAAGAAAGGCAATCGCCTGACGACACTCACATCACCGCGCGCGATCCAGAAGGCGGAGAGCGCGCTTCGCGTGCAAGCCGATGCCGCAGCTTATCTCGATCTGCTACCTTACATCCTCGATCCACACGGGCCGGGGAGTCGCTTAAGTGTGAGGCGCGACCCTTCGACCCGGGCTGTCCGTTCCCGTAAGCGGGAAGAGGGGGTCTTCTACACGCCGGCTGATGTTGCCGACTACATGGCTAACGCCTGCGTTAGCGTTCTCGACGGCGATATACCGACAGTTTTGGACCCTGCTTGTGGGACCGGAGTCTTTCTTCGGGCCGCGCTAGGTGCCTTGCGGCGGCGCTACCCGGAGAAGGACGCCGCGTCGCTGGCAGCGAATTTCTTGTTCGGTATCGATATCGATCCATTGGCGCTCGAAGCAACAGCCTTCGTCCTATTGGCGGACATCTGGACAGGTGCTTCGTTCCCCCCGATTGCCCTGTGGCAAAGTCTCCGCCGCAATCTCGCCTGCATGGATACGCTGCGGATTGACCCTGCCGACGGCAACCGGTCATTGCTAGCTCCAGAGCCTGCCTCACGGATTTCAATCTCTTCGATTTTTCCGAGTCTATCACGCGGGCCGACAATAATTCTGGGCAACCCTCCCTATGCGAATCTCGGCGCGCGTTCCGACCTCCCTTCGCTGCAACGAATCTATCGTACGATCGCTGTCAAACCGCAGCCAAATGCCGAAATTTATCTTGCCTTCATCGAGCAGATGGCTCGGCTGGCTGGCGCAAAGAATTGCGCGGGCGCGCTCGTCCTTCCGCTTTCGATCGCTTGTAACGTCGGTTCGCAATTTACGGCCGCGCGCAAATTGATCGCCGAAACGCCCGGTAGGTGGCGTTTTGCTTTTTTTGACAGAGAGCCCCACGCGCTTTTTGGCGAAGACGTGAAGACGCGGAATGCCATCGTGCTCTGGTCGCGCAGTTTGCACGACGAGAGTGCCAAGCTGGAAACCGGCCCCCTACGCAAATGGCGCGGCGACAGTCGAGCACAGTTGTTCAGGAGTCTGCAGTATACGCGGATAAACACGGATATTCGCGGCGGTATTCCAAAAATAGAGGGGGATCGCCAGGCCGTTGCACTGAAGGCGCTGAGCAGCCGCTGGGATCAGCTTGAGCGGGCGCTGAAGCACATTGGTCGATGCCCCGTCGCTGCTTCGCCCGATGCGGATGACCGGACGGTGTTTGTCGGCCCTACCGCTTACAACTTTCTGAATGTCTTTCTCAAACCGCCTTGCAAGCTATTTGGCAAAGACCTGGTCCTTTCAGAGCACCCTCTGCACGTCCTCACCTGCGCGTCGCGCCAGGACGCTCTCGCGGTGTTCGCGATGCTGTCAAGCCATCTTGCCTACTGGTGGTGGCATTCGCATGGCGATGGTTTCCATGTGTCAGGTCGGTTTCTCTGCGACTTCCCCTTTGGTCTGGATGCCTTGGGCGGAACAGTGGCAGAAGCGCTCGCCCGCGCCGGACAGGAGCTTTGGTCGACCATCAACACTCGCCCCATCATCAGCCTCAACCGCGGGCGGACTTCGCTCGCCTTTACACCCAACGGGCACGACAGCATACGCCGCCAGAGCGACCAAATACTGGCCGATCTCGCCGGCCTGCAACCTGCTTTTGTCGATGAACTCCAGCAATTCACGGCACACACCATCGCAGCAACGCTGCGAAATCGGGCAAATTCCGGAATCGACGGTCAGGAGGGGCTATGACAAAGGCAATCAGCCAGCGCATCAAGGAAAAGAGTAAGCTAACGAAGGAAGAATGGCGGGAATATACGAAAACCGTCTGGACCATCGCCAACACTAGCCGCGACGATCATCCTGCCGTATTCCCGGAGGAGATCCCGCTCCGCCTTGCCAAGCTCTTTAGCTTCTACGGCGAGACCATTCTCGATCCTTTCGCCGGGACGGGAACAACCGCGCGTGCCGTGATCCCTCTCGGTCGGCGCGCCGTGTGCGTCGATCAGAACGCCGAGTACGTCCGCACCGTCAAAAACGACTGCCGAAAGCTTCACAATGGCCACGGGCCGGACTTTGAGCCTCTCTTGGCGGTCCGGGCCGACAGCCGAAAACTCGATTTCATTGAGGACAATTCGGTTGGGCTTGTGGTCACCAGTCCGCCGTACTGGAACAAGGCCGACTACGGGACGGGCGAGGACAATCTTGGCAACATCGCCACCTATGGTTCCTTTCTAGCATCGATACGGCCCGTATTTGAGGAATGCTTCCGAGTCCTTGCACCCGGCCGCAAGATCTGCATCGTCACCGCGAACGTCAATCAACATACGGACCACGGACTCCTCACGTTTCCGCTCGCCACCGATTTCGCAGTTCTCCTCCGCGACATCGGCTTCGTCATGATCAACGAGATCATTTGGTCAAAGGACGGATCAGGCGGGAAATGGGGATCGTATGGCGCGCAGCGGCCAATCTTCGGCAGCTATCCCTACCCGCCCAATTTCCTGTTCAAGAACGTTCACGAGTACGTTTTAATTTTTGCAAAACCGCCTCTGGCCAAAACTAAGGGGCCGAAGGTGAAGCCATACAAGGACCTCATGACCGGCATGGAGCGGCTGGTCAACCCCGAAATGCTGGATGCCGACGGTGAACCGCTGCGCCTCCCTTTACAGTCGTAGCTAACGGGCGGGGGAGCCTTGTTTTACAACCAGCCTCTAGCCATCCGGTTCGGTACCGAACTACTGCGCCATGTGGACCAAGTGGACGACATCGATCCATTCTGGGACACGCTCGATATTGCGGTGGCATGGGTCCGTGCCTCCGGGATGGCCTATCTTTCGGAACGGTTGGCAAACTTTCTGCAGCACGGCGGACGGCTCTCGGTAATCGTTGGCATCGATCTTCAGAACACGACGCGGGAGGGCTTGCAGGCACTTCTGGACCTTGAGCGCTACGGACGTTGTGAGACGTTCGTCTACCACAATGAAGCGGGAAGCATCTTCCACCCTAAGTTGTATCTATTTCGCAATGAAGAGGAAGCGCGCCTCATCGTCGGATCGAACAACATCACAGAATCCGGCCTCTACGTGAACGTAGAGGCCGGCTTGCAGGTCGATACGGCGGCGGATACAGCGGTGATAGCCCAAACGCTGGATGCGTTGTCCTCTTGGAAGGACACGACGAGCAGGCTGGCAATTCGGCTGGACAGCGACTTTCTTGCCCGTCTCGTCCGGGAAGGTTACGTGCCCGAGGAGGCCGCGGCCAGAGAGAAAATTCGCCGTGAAAGCACCACCCGGCCGCGCAGAGGCGCAGCGTCCTTATTTGGGTCAAGGCGGTTTGCACCGCCGCAATCAGTTCAACGAGAAGCGCGCGCAGCTGCTCCCTTAAGTGTTCAGGCGTCGAGGCGTCCTGCGCCGGCGCCATTGGCGCCTGCCGGTGAAGTTGCAGCGGGAACGGTTCTCTTGATGCGCCTTCGGAAGGCATCGGTCACGGACCGGCCGACACAGACCCAGATTCCCTTTCGCGTCGTTGATACCTTCTTCAAGGGTGCGACCGCGGTGCGTAGTGCCCATTCCGGCGACGCCCACGGGATAAACGAGGCATCGGCCCGAGGGGGCCGCAATACAATCAAACTCGAAATTCCAGAAATGAGAGGTTTCGTACAGCCTGTCGCGCGGTTTGAAAAAACCTCGGACGGAATTGTGTATGAGACTTATGATGTTGGTTCGCCGCAAGGAAATCAGATCATGACGAGTCTTGAGGAGGGAAGACGCGATCGCTCGACCCAACTATCAATAAGTAACGCCGACAGCGCGACGTGGTGGCGCTTTATTTGACGCACCTGTTGGGCGAGTAGGCTGACGCTATAGGGCTATGGCGTAGACGTAGTGCTCATCTTCGTCGGTCGTGGCCCGCCAGTTCATCCGGAATTACAGAATCTTTTCAAGCCGTTGACGTTTCCGAACGGACCGAAACCCACGAATTGACCCCCGAAGAACGCGCGAACGTGGGCGGTAGGAGGCGAAAAGCGCATGGCCGAGATGCGCCGCGCGCGGGAGCGATTTCGCCGGTATGTCCGGGTTCGCCGGCTTCAACGAAGCCGCTATCCCCTACGCGCGCGTAGCGGCGTCTCATATGTCGCGGCCGGCCTCGTGCTGGATACCGGCCTGGTGGTCGGCGCCGATGCCGCCGGCGCGATCTATGACGGCACCTACAACTTCAATGCTGCGACGGGGTTACTCGACGTTGACGTGACCATGAGTGCGCCTGCGGGCGTCTGGCCGGTACAGACCGGTGTACCGCTCACCGCGCCGCTGAAAGTGCCTATCAAGGTCGCGTTGCCTCGAGATCTCGGCGAGGCCTCGTCCGAAATTCAGCAGTAGATGCGCGCCGAGCCCCGCGTCGCCGCAAAAGGGGCAATGCTACCTGTCCCAACGGGCAAAGTTACTATTCAAATCGAATAGACCCGATGGCGCCACGGGCCGAAACATGGCAGATATCGCGTGCGCCAATTCATTTTGCATGGCGATGATGATTTTGCTTGCAGCCCCGGCAGGCATGCGAGGACGATTGCAACGTCTGATGATATTCAACCGAACGTTATGGAGATCGCATGTCAAACATCGCGAGCATATTTGAAAGGTGGCGGGCGGCCCGCTTTGACTGGCCTCCACACGTAACCGATGATGAGGGCCGATGCCGGTGGGGTAAGATCGCCGAGTTGGAGAGAAGCGCCGCGAACACCCCGGCGCTGTCGATCGCCGATATCCTGTACAAGGCGCGCGTCGCGCTAGATCAAGCCGAGGACGGCTCCGAAGGCGATGCGTGGATGATCCACAGCATCGTTGCCGACCTTGAGCGCGCCGTCGCTGGAGGCCTGCAATGAAAGCCGCCCGATTTTATCAGGTCGCGGCGGCCATCATCTTCCTCAATGCATGCGCTCACCAAACGCCCGAGCAGGAAGCGGCGCTCCGAGCTGAAGCCGCTCGCCCGGTCGAATGCGGCGGCGCGGAGGATTGCCAAGTAAAGTGGAGCCGTGCGCTCCAATGGGTGAAGAACAACTCCGCGTACAAATTTCAACAGGCGACTGATAGCCTGATTGCGACCATGGGACCGCTCCCGGATGATCCACGGCCGGCATACACGATCACGAAGATCCTGCAGGTCGGCGGGCGCGCGACCTTCGATTTCGATGGAGGCTGTGACAACATCTTCGGCTGTGTGCCCTCGATGCTGCAGGCCAAGGCGAGCTTCGTAAATTACGTGATGGGACCGGCTCAGACCGGCAACCCACCGCAATCGATACCGGGCGTCGTCCTAGGCGTCACCGTCGCTGCCGTGGCTCCGCCACTGGCAACCACCCTAAAGCTCGGCAACCCGCGCGGCCTCATGGTGGCGATCGTCACGCCGGATAGCGCTGCCGCGCGCGCTGGCATTCAACAGGGGGACGTCATCCTTTCTGTCGCCGGGGCGCCTGTGAACGCTCCTGCCGAGCTCCAATCCAAACTTCGGTCCATCCGACAGGGTGCGACTGTGCCTGTAGGAGTTTGGCGCGAGGGCGCAGAAACGACGAAGACGGTACAATTTTAGGCGACGGCGCCCGGGCACTCAAATTTCAGCGGAAACCGCTCGCCGGACTCAACCCGCCGCCTCCGCACGCGGGCACGGGCGAGGCCGATGTTCTTCGCCGGCGGGCTGTTTGCGTTGAAATTTAACCCGGTTGTCGCTCCGGCGACATTGCGGCCAGTGTGCCGGAGGCCCCGCCCGGTGTGCCCGCCGCGGCGATGCGAGCGAGCTCGCTGGCGATGCGCTCGCGGACGTCGGAGACCTCGATAGGCCCGTCGCCTTTGCCGGTGATCTGCACGGCGGCGCGCTCGCGGAACTTCTCGGGCCGGCGCGCCCGCAGCAGCGTAATGAGGAGCGCGTCGGAATAGCGTCGGATAGTCAGCGGCGCCATCGAGCCGTCAGCCCGTTCGACCATGACCAAACGGCCAGCGCTGACGACCGGCTCGGGCACGCCCTCGACGGCCCGGTGCCACGCCTCGCGCTCCAGCGCATCCGCGGCGACCGCTTCTGCCTCGTCCCAATCGGCCGCGAACGTCACGTCTCGGCCACGCCACCGGTAGGCGGTAGCGCGCCCGATCCCGGCCGCTCGCGCCGCGACCGAAACGTTGCCGCTGGCTTCGAGCGCTGCCAGGAAGCGACCGCGGCGCGCCTGCGTGAACTGGTTACGCTTCATGCTCCTCCACGCGCGAAGTTTCGCACACAAGGCGCCGTAAGTCAGCGGCGATCCGTTCAATAACGGGCGCCCAACCGCCGGGCTGGGGCTGCCTGAACAGCCGCGCGCTCGGGTACCATGGCGTCATCTCGCCTCGATCGCCCCAGCGCCAGTCCGGATTGAATGCCAGCGGAACCCAGAGCCGCGCGAAGGCCGATCCGGCGAGGTGTGCGACCGAGGTCTCGACGGAGATCACTAGGTCGAGCGCATCGATAATCGCGAGAGTATCCCCGAAATGCTTGATCTCGGGCGCGTGGTCGATCAACGCGACCGGTGCTCGCGCTGTCTCGTGCGCGCGCGTGCCGACTTGCAGGCTGTGAAATGTCACGCCCTCGACCGCGGCGAGCGGCGCGAGCGCTTCGACGGGGATGGAGCGGTTTTTGTCCTCGACATTGTGCGGATTGCCACCCCAGACGAGCCCGATGTGGAAGCCCGGCCCGAAATCCCGTGCAGGCGCGCTGCCGCGCCTGAGGCTGCACATGTCGAGCGCGGCGTAGTCATAGCCGCAATACGCGCAAACGTCGGTCAGCCGCGCATAGGCATCCGCGTCCCGGAGCGCCTCCGCGTCTTGCTCGAATGGAAAGACTGCATGCGCATCGATGATCGGGACGAGAGGCGCAGGCATTACGAGGGTGATATGGCCGACGCGGCGCCGCGCGACGGTCACGTACCGTAGGAACTGGAGGTTGTCGCCGAGGCCGGGCAGGCCGAACACCGCCAGGCGCATCATCGGCGCCGACTTCCCATCCCAGCGGGGAACGGGTGCGCGACCGGCGACGGGAATGGCGTCGCCATCCAGAGGCGCCGATGTCCCAAATATGGCGCGGCGCGCGGCGGCGGCTTGGTCGTCGTATATCGCCTTCGTCAATTCGAATCCTGACCTCAGGCGGCCGGCCTTCAGCTCGGCCTTCGCTCGCTCCTCTCGCGCGTCGCGCTGCCGCACGAAGTCGAGCCTGACAATGTTCTCGACAGGACGACGCCCCGCATGCATCCGGCGCCGCTGATAGATGCCGGCGAGCGTCTTAAGCGCATTGTCGCCAGGCCGATGCGCCAGTGCTGCGGAAGAATCAGCCTCCGCACCCTCAAGATCGCCGAGCGCCGCTTTTGCCTGCGCGCTCAACGCAAGCACATTTGCCGGGTCCACGCCGGCCAGGTCGGCGCGCGCCATGTGCGCAAGGCTCGCCGCGTGGTCGCCAGTCCGGATCGCCACAATCATGGCAACCGTATGAAGCTCGGGATCGTCCGGCGCGGAGGCGAGTGCGTCGGCAAGGATTGCCTGCGCCTCGTGCATGGCACCGCGCTGAAGGGCCATCGCCGCGCGCTGGGCTGGCCCTTCACCGCAACGTTCAACCACTCAGCGCCGCCGCGACGTCGGCGCTTGTCGGCCTGTCGTCCGGATGATCGGCGAACCAGATCTCAGCAAGCTCCTGGTGACGCGCCAGCGCCGAGAAGCTCGCGACGATCGCCTGCGGTGCGCAATCGACGGTGTCGCAGATCCACACATCCAGCAACGCGGCGACGATGGCAGAAATGTCGCCATCAGCGAGGTCCGCGCCCTCATCGGCCCGCAGCCGCTCGATGGTGTACGCGATGTCGGACGCCCGCTCGGGCCAATCCATCGTTGCGCCACGCACCGCCAGTTCCTCGGTCACGGCGTGCAGCCGGGCCGGAAGATCATTCCAGACGCTCGGCTCATCGATCGCCGCGGGCTCGGGGCTCGGGACATCGTTGGTCGCGGCGGCCCGGAAGGCGCCGCGCTCGTCATCGAAGCCGGGCGCGCGCGGATCTTTCGCCCATGCCTCGGCGAGCGATCGCCACCGCCGTGCTGCCCCGCGCACCGTTTCGGCATCGATCTTGAGCGCCGTGCCGTGGCGAGCGCCAGCATTCGCAAGCGCCGGGAGGCCGAAGCGCGGCAACCGTATCTCCACCTCGGGCAGCGCGCCCGCCGCGCGATAGTCACGGTACAGGCCAACGACTTCGCCGAGCGCGACAAGCGGCGTCAGCGTCGCACGCAATTGCTCGATCCGCTCAAGATAAGTGCGGCCGAGCCTATCCGCCTCCTCGATCAAGACATCAAAGACGAAGTCGCGGCGCCGCGCTTCAAGCTCCTCGACTTGACGCTTCTTCTGCACGATCTCGCGCTCGATGGTGCGCAACGCCGCCTTGGCGACCTCGGCCTTGTGCGTATCGTCCTTCAGCTTCGCCTCAAGCTGCTGGCGCTCGAACGAGTGGACCTGCCTAGGCGTGATCCCCATCGCGCCCGTTTTCATCCAAGCAACGAGGCCGGTGGCATCGCTCGCGATCAGCTCATCGATCTTCTGCCTGGTGACCGCCGGTACGCCCAACGCCTCAAGGAAGCGCGCGCGGCCATCCTCGAGCTCGTCCAGTTCGCCGCGCGTCTGCGTCATCCACCCGATGAAACGGACCAGCCGGGCGCGCTGGGGCGACAGGCCGGCGATATCGATCCCGAGCACTTCCGCTGCGGGCGGTTCGCCTTGGGCATAGGAATGCGCTGCGTCATCGTTGGCGTCGTCTTCGCCCGGCTCGATCAGTTCGTCTTCGGGCGCATCGGAGTCTTCCATCTCAAGCATGGTCAATTCCCTCGTCAATGTGCCGGCGCGCGGAGCTCCGCCAGCGTGGCAAGAACGCGCCTGCGCCGTAGCGGCGGCAGGCGCTCCAAATGTTCAAGGGCGCGTTCACTCGCTTCCGGGTCCGCCTCCGCCTCACGCAGGGCTATGGCGAGCGGATGCGCCGGGCCGCAGTACATAACCGCCAGAGCACGCAGCTCGCGGAGGCGGGCGATGCGTTCGAGCTCGGGAAGATCTGCCACCCAGGGCCCGAAGCCTGCCGCCGGCTTCATGTCGCGCCCCCCTCTTGCAGCGCCTCCGCCGGCACGAAGCAGCCGGGCTCGCCGGGCTTCGGTCCCCATTGCCCCATCCAGCGGCCCTTGGTGCGGTAGACCTGCATCCGCGCCCGCCATTGCGACAGATCACGCTCGTGCGGCGACAACACGGCGTCGCCGGCCGCTGTGTCTGCGCCGTTGACGTGCCCGCGGCGCGCGGCGGCCTCGTCCTGCATCGAGTTGCGGAAAAACCTGAGCGATCCGATCGCCGACTTGCCGTCCTTCGCATGACGCCTGGCGCCGCGCTCGATGACCTCCATGCACGCCGCCTCGGTGAGCCCGAGATCGAGATGCTGCTGGGCCTCGGTGGCGAGCGTCAGATAGGCTACCGGCATGGAGCCGGGCCAGAGTTCTTCCCGCAATGCAACGAACCATTCGGCCAGCCGCCGCGCCGGGTCATTCTCCGCAATTGCCTTGGTTATGGCTGTAGCTGTAGCTGTAGCTGTCTCTGTATCTGTAGCTGTCTCTTCCGGTTCGGAAACCGCTTCCGTACGCGTTTCGAAACGCGTTTCGTCGGTCTGCGACTGCGTGTCGCCCGAGGTTTTCTGCCCCGCCCGCCAGCGCTTCAGTCGCTCTTGGTCTCGTTGGTACTGTTGGCGTTTCTTCCACGCCTTTGTCGCCTCCTCTGCAAGGACACGATGATACAAGCGACCGTCCGAGCACTCGACGAAGCCCCGTAACGCGATCTCCTTGACCTTGTTCCATCGGCGGCCAGCACCGGAGAACGACGCGAGCACGCGCTCATCGTTGGGCAATGACGCCGGGGGCGTCTGTTGCCACGCGCGGCACCAAAGCATGAGGGCCGCCCAACATTCCTCAGGCGATCCGAGCGCGACAAGCTCGCTGGCGAGAAGGCGATCGACGTTCAGAACGAACCCGGGAAAGCCGCAGAGATCCACTTCGGACGGCACAAGTGGATCGGGGAGCGTGTTGCGCGACGAGCCGTTGCGCTTTTTCTCACCTTGGGCCATCATCGGCCTCGATCATTGGTTACACGAAAAAACAGGAGCGCCGCCCCGGCCAGGGCGGCGTTTTCGCTATGCGGCCACCTCCTTCTTCGCGGCGGCGACGCGGCTGCCGATGTAGCGGTGGATCGATGCGACAGTGATCTTGCGCGAGCCGCCGTCCTTGTAGCTTTCGAGCTCGCCACCGTTGAGCAGCTCGTAGAGACGCGTGATGCCGCAGCCCAGCATCTCGCAAGCCTTACGCGGCTTGACCACGATAGGCGCGGTCGCATCGCGCGACAACCCAACGCTACCAATACTCATCAAGCAACCTCCCGCAAATCATGCCGGCACGCGGCGAAATGATTGCGGGATATTGAATGGACGCCGGCCACCGCATAAGCGCACAAATCAAGCGCCGCGTCTCGATTGATTTGTAACGGCGGGGCTCAGCGGCGATTGGAACGCTCCGCCTTGATCCGGTGCGCCGCCAACCTGATAGCGCCACCCGTCTTGATGGGTCGCTCCGGAAGGTTCAGCGCATCAAAGCACAGCCTGACGAACCGATCACGGCCGGGGCCGGTTCTGCTAAACGCCTGATATCTCTCGCGCATCCGGGTGTGTATGCCGATCAGCGCGGCGATGAGCGCTCCATCGGCAGTGATGCCATGGCGGCGGGTCCCGCCGTGGCCTTGGCGCCTCCGCGCATCGACCGCCAGCCCAGCGGCCCGCGCCGCATCGGCCATGAGCTCGAGGCCGTGCAACACGGCCGCCAATCGCCCGTGGCCGTCAAAATACGCGATGGGCGTGCCGCCATGGCCCTTCACGGCGCGTGCGGGGAATACAGCATCCAACGCGCCGCGGGGTCGATCTCCGCGGCTTTGCGCCTCGCCGGCGGCGACGATCAGTTCGGTCGCGATGCTTGCGGCGGTGCCGATCTCCTGGCGCCTCTCGAACAGGTCGAGCAATGCGCGCGCGGCGGCGTCGATCTTCTTCAGGTGGTCACTGATCTGGCGCGGCGTAGCATGCTCGGGTATGCCCAAGCGCATGCCGTGGTCCCGTGCCGCGCGCCGCAAGAGTGCGGCGAGCTCGCGCTTGCCGCGGGCCGGAAGCGGGCCGACCGCATCAAGCAATCGGGCAAGGCCAGTCTCGGCAAAAGGCCGCAACATCAGCCGGCCTATCGGCGACTCGGACTGACCGTCCATCGCGCGAGCCGTCAGCCGGCGATCGATACCACTTGTGCCGTCTGTCGTTTCGTGGCGCACCACTTCGCCCAAGCATCCATGAGCCGGCGCCGCTTTTCGAACAGATCTCCGCGCCGATAGGCCGCCTCGACCTTGTCGCCGACGGCGTGTGCCAGCGCCATCTCGACAACGAAGTTGGGAAAGTTGGTCCGCTCGGCCGCCCAGTCGCGGAAGGTCGAGCGGAAGCCGTGCACGGTCAGATCGTCCCGACCCATGCGCCCGAGCAGCGCCAGCATTGCCATGTTCGAGAGCGGCTTTCCGGACTTGCCGCCAGGAAAAACGAAATCGCCGTGCAGCTCGTCGCGCTCCCCGTGCATGGTGCGCAGGATCGCCAGGGCTGACTCCGAGAGCGGCACACGGTGCTCCTGGCCCGCTTTCATACGGTCGCCGGGTATAGACCAGATGCCCGCGACCATATCGATCTCCGGCCACCGAGCACCGATCGTCTCGCCCGTTCGAACGGCGGTCAGGATTGTGAAATCGAGGGCCCGAGCCGCGGTCCCGCCGAGCTCCCGCACCTCGGCGATAAAGTCGCCGACCTCGGCGTAGGACAACGCCGAGTGATGTTTGACCTTGCGCACCTTGGTGCGCGCCGGCAGCAACTTATCGAGGTGACCACGCCACCGTGCAGGATTTTCGCCAAGGCGATAGTTGCGCGCGATCGCCCAATCGAGCACGGCCTCAATCCGGCCGCGCAGGCGGCTCGCCGTTTCGGTCTTGGCCGTCCAGACCGGTTGCACGACTTTCAGCACCAGCGCCGTGTCGATCGCCTGAACCGACAGATGGCCGATGGTCGGGTAGGCGTAGGTCGTGAGGGTATTGGTCCACTGGTCGCCGTGCTTCACATTGCGCCACCAGGCTTTGTGCGCCTCAATGTATGCTTCCGCGCATTCCTTGAATGTGATCGCCTTGGCGGCCTCGAGCTCGGCCTTGGCGCGCTGCGCCTTGCGGTCCTCAATCGGGTCAATGCCTTGGTGGCACAGGTGCCGGCATCTTTCCGCCGCTGAGCGCGCATCGGCCAGGGACACGGCATGCAGCGGACCGAGGCCCATTTCGCGCTCCCGGCCGCGCAGCATAAAGCGAAAGATCCAGGATTTGGCGCCGCCCGCGGTCACCTGGAGGTAAAGACCGCCACCGTCGGCATACATTCCGGGCCGGTTCGCCCTCGTCACAGCCAACGCGTTAAGCCGCCCGATCTTGCGCGCCATAGCCGACCCCCGAATTGACCCACGAACTACCCACGAATTATTGCGGAAGGTGGCGAAGGTGTACAGAGGACAGATGCGCAAAAATGCCTGTGGCGCAGCGACTTCTTGAATGATGGCGAATGGCGGCGAACGTCCTTACGGCGGACACCCCATCCGCCAATGCAGAACAGAACTGCGAACGCCGGGCGTAGCCTGTCTTACGCCGGCCGCGGCGGTCAGCGTCTGAAGCAGGCTGCTTTTCGAGCCGATGATGCGGACCTCGCGATCTGCGACCTCGACGCGTTGCGCGAGCGCGCGGAGATGGTCGCGGCGATAGCCGCCGCCGTCGATCCTGATCCGCTCGCGTGCTGTCCTGGCGAACCTCTGGACCATTTGCGGTGTGATTACTTGCTGGCTTGACGTTTCCAGCATCGCGGCGGCACGCGCGGCGTCGGCTTGCGCCTGGTCGCGGATCGCCCTGAGGCTCGCGACGCGCTCCTTCAGCGCCGGGTCGTCGAGATCGGCAACGCCGGCTTCGATGGCATCATAGAGGCGTTTGAGCCGCAGGTCGGTTTCGGCCGCGCGCTTGTTCAGCTCGGCGATGTGCTCGCGGCGGCGCTCGACCCGCTCCTGCCGGCGGTCGAGGACGGACGCCAGAATCTCCTCGAGGCGTTCCGGTTGGAGCAAGCGATCGGCGATGTGTTCGGCAACGAGGCTGTCCAGCTTCTCCATTGGGATCGACCGACCCTTGCAGCCGGTCGCACCCTGCCGGGCCTTGATCGAGCAAGTGTAGTAGCGATACCGCCCTCCTTTCCCGGTCCTGAGCGTCATGGCACCGCCGCAGTCGGCGCAGAAGCAGATGCCGGTAAGGAGGGTGGGACCGCTAACGACGCGCGCCGGCGTGACCTTCGGATTGCGGGCGCGCAAATGCGCCTGCACCGCATCGAACGTCGCCCGATCGATCAGCGGCGGCACATCGACGGTGACGATCTCGCTCGCGGGCTTCAACGCCTTGTTCTTGGCGCGCTTGTTGAACTCGTGCCGGCCGACATAAGTCGGCCGCGTCAGTATGCGGTGAACCTGACCGATACCCCAGCGGCCGCCATCGCGGGTAAAGACGCGGTGCCGGTTGAGATAGGCCGCGATGTTTTTGACGCCCATAGGGCCGCTTATGCCGTCGCCCTCCAACGCGAGCCGATAGATCAGCCGAATTGTGTCCGCGTGCAACGGGTCGATTTCGAGCTTCTTTTTGACCTTTGCGCCGCGTTGCTCGGCCGCGACGACACGGTAGCCAATCGGCGGCAGGGAGCCATTCCAGAAGCCTTGCCGCGCGTTCTCCTTCAGGGCGCGCAGGACGTGCTTGGCGTTCTCCTTCGATTGGTACTCGTCGAACAGCGCCATGATTTGGCGCATCATGACGTGCATCGGATCGTCGCCCATCTCCTGGGTGATGGAGACGAGCCGGACGCCGTTCTTCGCGAGCCTGCGGACGTAGAACTCCAGCTCGAAGTGGTCGCGGAAGAAGCGCGAGAAGCTGTGGACTATGACGATATCGAACGGCGCGGGCTTGCTCGTGCCCGCTTCGATCATGCGCTGGAACTCGGGCCGGCGGTCGTTGGTGGCCGATGCACCGGGCTCGACGTAGGTCTCGACAAGCTGGTAGCCGCGCGCGGCGCAGTAGGCTTCGCCTTGCCGCTTCTGATCGGGAATCGAGACATCGTGCTCCGCCTGCCGCGCTGTCGAGACGCGCAGATAGAGGGCGGCGCGCAACGGCACGGTCAT